GTCCAGACGAGCAGGATGGGGCCACAGGCGAGCGCGGCGCCCATGAGAACGATCAGCCATTCTTCGGAAGTCATATCGGGCCTTTTGTGGAGATGAGCGGGATGGAGGCGGAAGCATACACGAAAAAGGAGGCGGCGTGGGTGCTCGACCGCCGCGTGCCGCTCGCCGTCATCCTCACCATCGCCATGCAGACCGGCGCGGCCCTCCTCTGGGCGGGCGCGGCAGCGGAACGCCTCACCGCGCTGGAGGCCCGCACCGAACGCATCGGCGAACTGGTCGAGCGCATCGCGCGGCTGGAGGAGCAAACCAAATCCGCCAACGCGTCGCTGGCGCGGATCGAAGAGCGGCTGGGGAGGTAGTGGAGGGTCCGCAAGTCGGATAGGATAAGACGTCTGGGGGCTCAATGGTCGACGAAGAAAGAAAAGCAGGCGAAGGCGTCATCCTGTCCCGGCTTGGGCTGAAGCTGGCGATTGTCGCTTTCACCGCCCTGCGCCTTGGGCCCGACCTTGCGAATGGTGTCTGGCCGTTTGCGGCATGGATCGGCGGCGGCGACATTTCGCCGGCCTCGGCGCTGATGTCGGTTCTGCTGCCCTTCCTCTGCATTATTGCCTTGTTTGGACATGTCAGGCTTCGCGGGGATCGGATCGTCTATTTCGGACTGGGCGGCCTGAGGACAGTGCCACTGCAAAAGATTAAGCGCGCCTATGCCGGCAAGAGTTCCTGGCTGTCATATGCCGCGATCGAGCTGGACGGAAAGCGAAGCCTGTTTCTGAACGGCATTGAATTCAGGAAGAGCGATCTCGACCGCGTCCTCGCCTTCGTCGAAACACAGGCAAGAGAGGCATCGCGCAATATCGGCAGAGAGATGCCGGCGTCGCAAGCGAAGCAGGACCGGCTGATGGTGCGGATCACATTGCCGGTCCAGATCGCGATATGGTTTGCCGTCGCCGCCGTCATCATCTTCGTGATGAACCGCTAGCGCTTTGTCCGCGCAGGCGGGATCCACCCGCAGTTCCACTTGCCGCAGCGAAAGAAGAAAGCACTTACAACCAACCCGTCATTGCCGGGCTTGACCCGGCAATCCAGGGGCCGCGCGTACAGCGCGCGCCGCACTGGACCCCCGGGTCAAGCCCGGGGGTGACAGAAGAGAGAAAGCGTGAAGGCGCCCCCCGGGCGCCTTTTTTGTTGCCCAAAACATCCCCATACGGAGGAACAAGTGAGCGAAGCCGTGAACAACAGGGCAGGCGAGCGGAAGGCTGCGCGGTTCGAGGCGAAGGCCGTGAAGCCCGATGGCAGTTTCGAGGGCTATGCCTCGCTCTTCGGCGCGGAGGATCTCGGCCGCGACGTGGTCATGCCCGGCGCCTTCCGAAAGTCGCTCCTGAAGCGCGGCCCGCGCGGCGTGAAGCTCCTCTATCAGCACGACCCGAACGAGGTCATCGGCACCTGGGAGGAAATCCGCGAGGATCAGCGCGGCCTTTTCGTGCGCGGACAGCTTCTCTCCGATGTTGCCCGCGCCCGAGAGGTGCTCGCCTTGATGCGCGCCGGCGCCGTCGACGGTCTCTCCATCGGCTATCACGTTGTGAAGGCCGAAAGCGACCGCTCGAGCGGCACACGCCGCTTGATCGAGGTGGATCTCTGGGAAATTTCCGTCGTCACCTTCCCCATGCTCCCCGCCGCGCGCGTCAGCGCGGTGAAGCGGGGCACAAGGCCCACGACACGCGAATTCGAACGCTGGCTCATGCGGGATGCAGGGTTCAGCCGGATGGAAGCCCGCACCATCGTGCATCGCGGCTTCAAGGCGCTGGAGCCGCGGGACGCGGCCGCCGGCGACCAGGCGCTCGCCCGCGCATTCCGCGCGGCCGCGCGCCTTTTCACTCACTGAACCTGAAACCCAACGGAGACAATCATGTCGAACTGGAATGACGGCGTGCCGCGCATCGGCGCCACGCTGAAGGAAGACACGCGCGCGCCGGAAACGAAAAGTGCAAGCACCCTTGAAGTGCGCGAGGCGATGGACGAGTTCCTCTCCGCCTTCGAGGATTTCAAATCCGCGAATGACGAACGCCTCGGCGAGCTGGAGCGGAAGCTCACCGCCGATGTGGTCTCGGAAGAAAAGGTCGCCCGCATCAACGAGGCGCTCGACCGTCAGAAGAAGAAGCTCGACGAGCTGACGCTCGCCGCCCGCCGCCCGGAACTTTCCGGCCATGCGGAAGCGGGGCTTGCGGGCCGCGAGCACAAGCGCGCCTTCGAGCGTTATGTCAGGAAGGGCGAAGTGCATGAGCTGCGCGGGCTGGAAGCAAAGGCGCTTTCGACGCAGCCCGATCCCGATGGCGGCTATCTCGTCCCCGTCGAGACAGAACGCATGATCGACCGCATCGTGTCGGAAGTCTCGCCGATCCGCGCCATTGCGGGCATCCGTCAGATCGGCTCCTCGTCCTACAAGAAGCCCTTTGCGCTGGGCGGTTTGCAGACGGGCTGGGTCGGCGAAACGGAGGCGCGCCCGCAAACGGCAACGCCCTCGCTCGCCGAAATCGAGTTCCCGGCGATGGAGCTTTACGCGATGCCGGCCGCGACGCCGACGCTGCTCGACGATGCGGCGGTGAATATCGATCAGTGGCTCGCCGAGGAAGTGCAGACCGCCTTCGCCGAACAGGAAGGCGCGGCTTTCGTTGCGGGCGATGGCGTGAAGAAGCCGCGCGGCTTCCTCGATTATGAGCGCGTGGCGGACAGCGCCTGGGAATGGGGCAAGCTCGGCTTCGTCGCCACCGGCAACGAGGGCGCTTTCCCGACATCGAACCCCGGCGACAAGCTGATCGACCTCATCTATGCGGTGAAGGCCGGCTACCGCGCCAATGGCCGCTTCGTGATGAACCGTTCGACCCAGGCCGCGATCCGCAAGTTCAAGGACACGGATGGCAATTATCTCTGGCAGCCGGGCCTCGCCGCCGGCCAGCCGCCGACGCTGCTGAACTTCCCCGTGACGGAGGCTGAGGACATGCCCTCCATTGCGGCGGATGCGCCCGCCATCGCCTTTGGCGATTTCCGGCGCGGCTATCTGATCGTCGACCGCCTCGGCATCCGCGTGCTGCGCGATCCCTACAGCGCGAAACCCTATGTGCTCTTCTACACGACGAAGCGCGTCGGCGGCGGGGTGCAGAATTTCGAGGCGATCAAGTTCCTCCAGTTCTCGTCGTGAGGCTCTCATGCGTGACATTCACAACAGTCTGAAGGCGGTTCAGACGCTCGATCCCGCGCCCTCGGCGGAAACGCGCTATGGCGCGCCCGTCGATGGCAGGGGCTATCAGGCGGTGGAACATCTGGTGCTGATCGGCGCCGCGGGCGAGGCGCTTTCGCAGGAATGTGCCATTGCCTGCGTCCTCGAAGCCTCGGAAGACGGGAGCGCATGGCTTCCCGTTACCGCCGCGCATGACGTGCTTGGTGCGCCGCCGGACGAGGCAGGCATCTTCGCCCGGGTGGAAAGCGTTGCGGACGATCTCTCGGTCTGCCGCACCGGCTATGCGGGCCCCGCGCGCTACACGCGGGTGGGCGTCCTCTTCATCGGCGATCATGAAGAACCGACACCCGTAGCCGCGCTTGCGCTTCTCGGCGGCGCGCATCTGAAGCCGGTTAAGTAGTTAGCGATCAACCATCAATGTCGCCCCGGGGCTTGTCCCCGGGGCCCATTGGCGGCTGCAACGTGCAGAAGCACAAATGGATCCCGGCAACAAGTGCCGGGATGACAGAGCTATTGAAAATCAGGCAAGGTCCACATGACCCTCTCTCTCATCGCGCCGCCCGCCGAAGAGCCGGTGACGCTTGCCGAAGCGCGCGCCCATCTCCGCCTCGATGCGGCGGAGGAAGACGCACTGCTTCAAGCCCTCGTTACCGCCGCGCGGACCGCGCTTGAGGCGGAAACGCGCCGCGCCTTCATCACGCAACAATGGCGCCTGACGCTCGACGACTGGCCGTCGCGCCCCATCGAGCTGCCGCTTGCGCCAGTGGCAGAGGTGACGGCGGTGAAGGTCGCGCTCCTCAGCGGCGCCATGCTGACGATCGATCCCGCCTTCTACGAGGTGGATGCGAAGGGCGAACCGCCGCGCCTTGCCGCGAAGCGCGGGCAGGCCTGGCCCATGCCTGCGACGCGCCTTGCAGGCATCGAGGTGGAGTTCACCGCAGGCTATGGCGATGCGGCCGCCGTGCCGCAGCCCCTGAAACAGGCCTTGCTGCTGCTCGTTGCGCACTGGTTCGAAAACCGCGCGCCGGTGGGCGGGGGACGCGAACTGCCGCTGACCGTTTCCGCGCTCGTCGCACCCTACCGGAGGATGAGGCTGTGAGCGGCGATCCGATCGGCGCCCTGCGCGAACGCGTCACGCTCCAGTCGCCCCTGCTCGCGCCGGATGGCGCGGGCGGTGCGGATGTGACCTGGGAGAACGAGGCGACGCTCTGGGCGAAGGTGGAGGCGCTTGCCGGCGACGAGCGAGTCAATGGCGAA